GTTGTCTATTACACCTTGATGGAGGACTTTGAACGTTCTGCATCGCCCCCCCCCAGGGATGAGGACTCCAATCCGGACCTCATGGGATGGACTACGCAGGGGCGTGGTCGCGGCGGCTTGCGTCGCGGGTCTCGTGGTGGGGCACCACGAGAATCCAGGGCCGGGAGGCCCAAAGAACGGGACATGGCAACTGGCCGTGCCCCCGCTGCCTCTAAGGGAGTGCAGCGCGGAGGGAAAACCCTCCGTGGGAGTAAAAACCCTAAACGAGATGGTGCCTACATCTCTTCGGAAAAGCCCAGTCCGAAATTTGAAGACTTCCCGGTGATTTTTTATCATTTCGGTAATGACCGGGTCCGCGCAGAAGGCGAAGGACTGATGGGAGGTTTGGCAACCCGCGTGAGAGCCGGTGTTGCCGCCCATCCAGAGTGCAACCTCTGGTATGGAGCTTCTTTTGAGTACCTGAACATTGGAAACTGGTCTCCCTCAATGGTCGAGCGGCCTCCGCCCGCCTGGGTTTTCGATTCAATGTACTCAGACAAGCGCAAGGATGAAGATGGAACCAGTTATGACATGGTGCCTGAGCTGATCCACGTGTACTTTTGGATTGTCGAGTTGCCGAAGGGTGATCTGATGACCAAGTTTTTGGCATTGAGAATGCTGCACGCGGAGACGGTTTCTGTTGCTTCATTGACCCTTGACGAATTAGTTCGTAATAAGGTTGAGCCGAAATGGCCGGGCTTTGAGTGGGTCTCCTGGTTGAAACTAAAATCCAAGCATGAGAAACTAGCTGATGTAGTTTTTCGCTCTCATGCCATCCGCCTTGATAAACGCATGGTGGATATGTTGGCACCCAATGCTAACACACTGGTGTTGAGTGGCCGTGCGCTCACGACGAGCGCCGATCCGTTTATAATGTCTTTTTTGACTGCTGGACATGCAGGTGGCATGGCTGAATTTAATGACGGATCTTACACCGCGAACCAGTTGATGGAAAATTGGTATGTGTCAACAGGCAAGGTTCCCGGTACCTATACTGGGGATTACTCCGAGGCCCATAAGCAGATTGGGGATCTGTTTGGACAAGTCCCGGGGTACAATCATGTGATCAAGCCCAAGCTCGAAAGCATGATCAATGCGGCGCTCAAAGCCCGCATCAATGAGGTCAATGAGGACGCCATTCGCGTTCCTAGTTCGATCTCGCTGCCTGTGATTGCTGCCGAGGTGGTTGAGAAGGTTATCAAGAAGGTTGATGATCTGGAGATCAATCCTGATTTCTTCCGCCGCCAGAAGGCTGACGATTACTCGGATGGAACCCCTCGCATTGAAGCGTGGGTTTATTCTGAGGCAGCAGGCCTTCATACCATCGCCAAAGAGCGTGTTTATGGTTCAAGGCAAAAGGAGCACCTCACTGTTGTGCCATGGAGTCAGCAAGAGCAAGAACGTGTTGTCCGCATTTTGGATGACACTGCTGTGCTGTTGGCTGATGTTGTCAAACAACTCACTGTGATGACGAACAACTCAGTCCAGTCTGAAAAATATCAGAAAGCTGAGGAAAAACTCAATGACTATCATCTGGAGCACGCCGACTTAGATGTTGAGGCCGACTGGATAGTTGATTTGGAGCGACGTCATTACGCGAAAGTGGAAAACGATGACTCTGGACCACGCTATGGCGGGTTTGGGTCGCATCCTGTTTTCACTGACATCATCAGCGGCCAAATCATCTAGAACATGGTTTGGAGTACATGCATCAACAGGTGGAGGCGTGCGCTCGTGTGTTAGAGCGTGCACAGGCGGACTTGGATCGTATGAAACGAACCAAAGGTGTCTACCATCCTAAATCCCACAAGTTGTTGGAATTTTGGTATGACATCATGTGCCGCTTCATGGATCTCCCTGAGGATGTTCATAAGGCAATGAACACCAAGCAGTACCGCAATGAGTTGGTCTTGCGGTTGGTTCCTACTGAGGCTGAATGGCCGGAGCTCCAAGCAAAGTTGAGGGATAGTGCTCCTGAAACTTTAGCTCATTCGGATTATGAGTACCTGAAACGCTGGCGTGTTGCAAGCCAGATATTCAGTGTTTCTGAACCGACTGAGTACGATGTGATAGCGTTCATGCGCAATTATGAACCCAAATTTGTTGTTGTTGAGAAGGAGCTGGTGTCACGTACGATGGCCAGCCAAGCCCTTCATCATATGACAATGGCTAAGATCGTTCATTTGTGCCGCCATTTTGGCTTGCCCTTGGACAAGCCGGCGGAGACGCTTTTAAATCACATTGTGCTGACCACCACGGTTGATGAGTTCACTGAGCTTGTCACTGATAGCACTAATTGGATGTGTTGTGACCCAACCCGTGCCGTTTCCTTTGGCATTGGTTATTGGTCCTGCATGTCCCCAAGCTCCACACATTCCGACCATTGGAAGTTGGAGCGTACCACGGGATACAATAGTGTGTCCCTCATGTTCAGCCCATGGCCTATGTATGAGGAAATGACCAACGCAATGTCAACGGACAAAATGTTGCGTGGATTTGTCGATTACTCTGCAATGGCGGGTGACAATCATACTCTGACTGCACAGTTGTCAGGTCATTATTTGATGAACATGAATGCCAACGATATCCATCGGATCAGTGTTTTGCTTTGTGAAGCTAAATGTGATGCTGATTTCGTAGTGTTTGATACCTCGGATTATTTTAATCCTGTGTTGTCAACCCGGGCTGTTGAGTTGATCAAAGAGACCGACAGCACTGACGCATCAACTGCCCCCAAAATCGGCAAGGTTGCGTTTGGATTTGAGTTGCATCCCGTGAAACTTGAGCCACGAAAACCCCTCGTGGCCAAGGCGGACGCTGGGGCCCTGTTAGGTGAAGACCTGACGAAACACCAGAAATTTGCCTCCACCCAAGATGCCAGAGGAACCGACTTTGGATTAAATCTTGGTAAATCGGAGGAACTGCCGGGTTCGGGCATTGTACGACCTTTGGCGAGTGGCCTTTACCTTTCGGATAAGATGGTTGCGTCGCTCATTCGTCCCTTATGTAAGATCATGGGTTATGCCCCCTGGCAGCGTATGCTGCTGGATGACGGCAACGGATTGATTCTTGCAGACGCCTTGTTTTCGGACGATGAGGTGGCGCCTCTCATTAAGCAAAATGCACGGCTGGCTGATGCCTTTGCCGTTAAGAATTCCATCTGGCACCGCGTCTTTAACATTGGCGCGGGTAGAGTTCGACATTTTGCAGTCCATGATGTTGTCGTGCCTCTTGCACTGGCGGAATCTTGGACGGCCACACCGGACAGACGCCCAACCCCAGACAAGGTTGGAGCCTTAATCCATTCTGCGTGTTTGGCGCAGGCTACCTACACTGTATATCAACGTGCTAAGTGTTGTTCTGAACGAGCTGCCGGCACGCTTCGACGTGGGTTTGTCTGTGATAACCAATGCAAGTCACGAGTCATGATGACAAAGACCTTTGTGTTTTCTGTGACTGCAGCCTTAAACGTACTGGGCACCGCCCAGCGAAACTATGCCCTTGATGCTAGCACCGCATTCGCTAGGATCAGCGAGTCATTGCGCAGAATGCCAAATATCAACATACCTATGGCGGTATCCCAAGCTTCCCAGCTGGCTGAGTACTCCGACGTGACCATGGGGTCACAGATGGTGGCTTATGCACTTTGGAAGACTGGGTCCACTGCGGCGGCGGGTTTTCCACAACCCAAGACAGCGCCAACCACGCTGGTGCCGCAGGGGGCAAACGCCGAGTGGGTTTAGGCCTCAGGCCCGTTGGCATCAGGGGTTATGATGCTATCGATGGACTTGTCGTTGGGCGGTGGGACCAAGACATTTCCTTATCCTCTAAGGCCTCTATGGGCGCGATCAATAACAAAAAATACAAACTCAAAAAACCCTACGTGGGCGTCTGTGAAGGCGTTTACTTGGGCAACTCGATCGCACCGCGCCCAAATGCCAACACCACCACAGTGCGATTGGGGGTTGTGACCCGTGTACTACGTGCAACTCGAAATGTTAATTTATTTATGATACCGATGCTCTTGTCTTTTGTCCAGAAATTTTGCGAAGAATTTTTGGTTCCGCTGGCCCCAGAAACCAGCGTTGACGTTGAGGATTGGTTGAAAACCACAAATTACAATGAGAGGCGTAAAGAGCAACTTCGACAAGCTGATTATAACGTTGGGGAGTCGCTTGCTTTTTATGGTAAGCACAGGGGAAAAGATCTTCGATACAAGGTGAAAGGTCACATGAAAAACGAGTCGTATACTGCGTTTAAAGCGGCTCGTGGCATTTATGCCAGGTCTGATTACAGCAAGTTGCTGTTCGGGCCTTACGCTAAGGCGATTGAGCATGAGGTGTTCAGATTGCCGTGGTTTGTTAAGTACGTGCCTGTAGCAGAGCGCGCACAATACATTCGTAAGAACGTGGCCCTTGAGGGAGCTACTTATGTTGCTACGGATTATTCCAAATTTGAGTCAGGCTTTTCCGATTCTGTCATGTTTGCGCTCGAGCGGGAGATATTTCGCTATATGACGCAACACTTGGCCACTCATTCGCACTTTATGCGGCATTTTGATGAAGCGGTATTAGGTGAGAACGAGATAGAGTTTGCAGCTTTTAAGGCTCATGTAATCGCCAAGCGTATGAGTGGTGAAATGTTCACCAGCTTGGGCAATGGAATAACAAACCTTATATTAACAATGTTTACTTTTGAGATGGCCGGTCATGATTTTCGGGAACTGCGGGGAGTTTTTGAGGGTGACGACGGGCTATATGTTGCTCCTTCTGGTTGGAGACCAAATGCGACTGTTGTTAATGGACTCGGTTTCGATCTTAAAATGCAGGTGATCGAGGATTGGAACCTTGCTAGCTTCTGCGGTAATTTGTGTGACAAATGGGACAACATCACTGTGACAGATCCGGTGTATGTCCTCTCCACAAATCCTTTTCATGATAGAAAATACGCAGGAGCCAGATCGTCTACATTGATGTCAATCACGCGAGCTAAGGCGTTAAGCATCGCGCATCAATACCCAGGACATCCCATATTGCAGGCTTATGCTCATATGAATTTGCGGCGAACTCGTGGCATTTCATTGAAGAAATTCTTTGATTCAGATGAGAGTCTTTGGCTCAAAATCAAAGTTGGGCAGGCCATGGATGCTCTTGATCTCAAGATGAGTTTTGGAAACTCATCGATCCCTATGCGGCCTGTGCTTGATAGCACTAGAGCTTTCATTGAAAATCAATTTGGAATCACTGTTGGTTGCCAGCGCCGAATGGAGGCGATTTTTGGTGGGCTTGCAATCGGCAAGACCACGTTCGCTATCTTCGACCCTGTGTTCAGTGTTCATATTCCGGATGATTTTGCGCTTTATGCCGCCCACTACCTGGAGCCTATAGACAGGGCTTCGCTGGTGGTCCCTGCTTCGCACTTTCTCACAGAGATGTTGGCGGTTGATGTCAATCACCCCCGACGTGAGGAAGTGCAACGACTCCTTGAAATTGTCTTGGAGCCGACAAATCCTATCCATTCCTCGCTTTTGTGAGGGGTCTCCCGTGCGGGGGGGACTCCTCCCGGATGGGGGTTCAAAAGGCCTTGTATTTTGAACTTTTTCTTATTTGTCGGGACAACGTTAGCCAGACTAGTTGTTTCC